TCTTGGAGCGTATATGCTTGGTGGAGCAGGTGCTTTTCAAATGAGGGTAGTTAGAGGATAATGGCAGGTCAATTAGATTCATTATTAAAAAGTGTAGCTAAACAGGTTGTTGCTGATTTAGGTAGTTCTTTAGATTCAACTATTGTTTATACAAAGAAAGGAACTGCTATGTATAACATAGAGAAAGGAGAAAATATTACTGTTGATACAACGTATTCAGATTTAAAAGTTCCTGTTGAGTTTGTTCAATCTACAGAAGATGATGGTAGAGAGAGAAGAGAGGCAAAGATATATATTACACCTGATTTGATTGGAGATAATCAACCTAGTTTTGATGATGAAGTTACATTAACTTATGCTGGATCTACAAGAGTAGGACAGATAGTTAATATAGATACAAGGCAAGGTGGACAGACTTATCTGTTTACATTATTGGTGAGGTTCTGATGGCTAGAGCTAAAGGTATTGAAAATATAGAAAGAGATCTTACTGGCAACTTAGAACGTGATTTAAATACTTTGGTTCGTGCTGTATTAACTGATTTATCTACAAAAGAATATAGTCCTGTTGATACTGGATTTTTTGTTTCTAGTTGGACAGCTGGTACGCAAAGACCCAGACCTGACGAAGCTAGAGAATCAGTTGCACCTTGGAGTAATATAAAACCTCGAAGAAGAGGAGATCAAAGTAATCCTCAAGCAGTAATTGAACCTAGATTTATTGATTCGATACCTAATTTTAAACCTTTTTCTAAAGTATTCATTGGTAATAGATCACAATATGCAGCTAGAGCTTTAGCTTCTCCTAATAGTCAAATACCTCAATATGTTCAAGGTAAATTAAGACGACTTATAAATACAGTATTTACTGAAAAACCAAAACTTGGTATTGCTGCTTTTGGTACGGGTGTTAGAGGTAAATCTGATAATGTTAGGTTTAAAGGAAAAGGTATTGGTGGATTTAGTGATCCTAGTTCTGTATTCGTTGATTACGAAACCCCATGACTTTAGTTAACACACGAGCAGCTTTTGAAAAAGCAGTTACCGATGCAGTTGCAGATGTTGATCCAACTGTAGAAATGATTTATGACAATATGGTTTATAAGACTCCTGGTAAAACTAAAAAATATATTGTTATGTCAATAGATTTTGCACAAGCTACAACACAAACTCAAGGTGCATCACAGGATTTTTACTCTGGTGTAATTCAATGTAATATTTATGTTCCAAGAGGAAAAGGTACTGCCACTTTATCTTCTTTAGGTGAAGCCGTTATTGATGGACTTACTTCTGTTAACGCTTCTGATTATACAGATTCTTTTAGTTGTGATCCTAGAGTGCTTGATGTTGTCGGCCCTGCTCCTATCGAATTAGATGACTCTTCACACTTTCTTGGCTTAATATCTTGCCAATTTACCGCTAACGCTTAGTATACTAAAGTAAGTATACTAATTTTATGACTAGAGCAGTTGATCTTTTAAAAAACAAGTTTGGAGTTTCTCAACTTTATAAACATGATGTGAAACAAGATGATGAAATTATTTTGACTATTTATTGGCATCCACTAACTATTGCTGAAAGAGAATCGATAATAAAAAAAAGTGGTTCTGATGATTTAAATGATTATGCATTACTAATGATGATAGAAAAAGCATTAGATAAAGATGGAAAAAAATTATTTGTTGACGGAGATAAGGCTTCATTAAGAAGAGAGATTCAGTCATCTGTTCTTGAAGAAATACAATTAGCAATGGTTAACGCTGGTGCTGATAAGGAGGTTAAAGAGGCTAAAGCCGATTTGAAAAGCTAATAAGGATTGGCAGTTCTTATTTTCTTTAGCAAAGACATTACATAAAACTGTAGCTGAGTTATGTCAAACTCTTACTATTGAAGAGATGATAGGTTGGGCTGCTTTTGCAGAGCTTGAAAGTGAAGAACATGAAAAACAAAAAGAACAAGCACAAAGATCTAGTGCTTTAAGAGGTAAAAAGAGGTAATATAGAGAAAATGTTTTAATTTTTATAGCAAGTGGCTAATTATAACGTAGATATTGCTGTAGCCATAAAAAATGCAAGAGCATTAAAAACACTTAATAAAGATATAAAAGCTACTTCAAAAATTATTGATGATACCAATGCAAAATTAAGACAAAGTGCAAATGCTTATGAAGCAAACTTTAATAGATTAAATAGCTCTGTACGAGAAGCACGAAAAAATTTAAATGAAGCAGCTATAGGAACTAATGCTTTTAGAAAAGCTGGTGAAGAGTTGTTAAGAGCACAAAACCAATTAAATACTGCTTTAAAAGAAGAAGCTCGAATTCTAAAAGAGATCGAAACTAGAAGATTTGGTGTTGCTCAATCCTCAAGTAGTAATCGTGTTAGAAGAAATGTTGCGGAAAGTTCAAAAAATAGAATTGATCCAAAATTTAAGTCTTTATCTTTATCAGGTCAGAGTGTTCCAGTTGAAGGAAAGATCGAAAGAACTTTAGCTTTAAGAAGAGATGAAATCAAATTACAAGAAGCATTATTAGCTTTAGAATTAAAATCAGCAGCTACAGAAAATGCAAAATTACAAATAAGAGGAGAATTAAATCGTCAAACCGCAACAGCAGTTAATAATGCAAGGTTTATAGGTCAATCAAGTCCTTTAACATCTGCTGTTTCTCGTGGATATAGTAGTCCAATCGGTCCAATGCCTATGCCACCAATGCAAGGCCCAATACTTCCTTCGGCTGCTGCATCTATGAGAAGAGAACAAGCACGAGCATTTCCAAAAGAACGTGGTGACTTTGGTTTTGGTTTAGCTGGAGATCCTATTGCTAAATCTATTAGACGTAATAAAGAAAAACAATTTAGAGATCTTTTAAGAGAAAAGAAAGCTAATAAAGAGATAAGAGATATAAAAGCTAGACAACTTAGGTTAGAACGAGCACAAAATAGAGCATTAAAAGAACGTGTTGTAACAACTAGAACACTTGCAAAAACAAGTCAATCTACTGGTGGAGGTATGAGAGGTGGAGGTTTATTTAGAGGTGGAGCTAGAGGTGCTTTAAGTAATGCAATGATTGGTGGAGGTTTTCCTCTGTTATTTGGTCAAGGTGTTTTAGGTGCTGCTGGTGGTGGTATCGGTGGTGCTTTGGGTGGAGCAATAGGTGGTGGTTTTGGTTTTTCTTTATCCATTGTTGGTACTGCTATAGCTCAAAGAATACAAGAAGCTATTGATTTCAGAAAAGAAATTGAAAAAGTAAATGTAGCTATTGAAAAAACAGGTGGAACTTCACGTTTAACTGCTACTGATATTTCTTTTTTAGCAAAAAATATGAATGTTACAAAAGAAGAAGCATTACAAGCTGCTAATGCATTTGCTGCTTTTGGTGCTCAATCTTCTTTAGCTTTGGCAGAGACATTTAGAGATAGATCAACATTTAACTTATACGCAAATTTAAATAAAGACGCACAAACATTTATAACAACAGTAGATACTTTATTTCAGAAAAATGAGTTAGGTATTAAACAAGCAAAACAATCCTTGCAGATATTAGAAGAGAGAGGATTGAAAGAGGCTTCCATATTTGCTGAAGCTATAAATAATGAAAAAAAAATAAGGGAAGAATTAGAAGCAGTAAAACCTACAAAAGAAGATGTAGCAAACGCAAGAGCATTAACTTTAGCAATATTCGACCCAGAAACACTTACATATACAAAAGAATTTATGATGATGAGTGAAGAAGCACAAAAAGCTACACTCAAACTAACTACTGCTGAAGGGCAGTTAGAAAATAGACTTGGAACTTTAGAAGAAAGATTTCAAAAAAGATTAGAATTAGTAAAGAAAAATATTGAGGCACAAAGAGAGTTTAATGAATCTGTTAGAAGAGCATTAATTATCCAAGCACCTAAAGATGAATTACAAAGATTACTAGATCCCTTACTTCAAGTTGATGCTTTAGGTAAAAGTATTGGAGCAAGTTTTTCTGAATCATTTAAAGGTATTGTTCGTGGTTCAATGACAGCACAAGATGCACTAAGAAATCTATTTAATAGAACAGCAGATCATTTCTTGGATATGGCTGCACAAATATTAGCAGCACAAATAAGATCAGGTATTTTTGGTTTATTTAGTAGTATGTTTGGTGGCTATAGTATTACTGGTGGCAAATCAATAACAACTGCTTCGGGTACAAATATAGGAAAAGCAGGTTTTATGCCATCTATGCCTAACTTTAGAGGAGCTAAAGCAGCAGGAGGTTCAGTAAAAGGTGGAGGTAGTTATTTAGTAGGAGAACGTGGACCAGAAATGTTTACACCTGGAGTTTCTGGAATGATTACACCAAATGAAATGCTTGGTGGTTCAACAAATATTGTTGTAAATGTAGATGCTTCTGGTTCTAATGTGCAGGGAGATGAAGAGCAGGG